TGAGGAGAAGTATCTTGAACTATTTCTGTTAAAGCTGCTGAAGTTGCTAACCCCGCTACAACAACGGATCTTGCAACTTTTTTAAGACCACCACCTGAAGTATCAACTGCTAAAAAAGTATCATCCGCTGCAATAGTTGAAATTGCTGTTAAACTTGTAACTGCAACAGGATTAAAATTTGTTCCGTCTGCAATTAATAAATGACCGGCAGTGTTTGTTGCCATGGTAAGATCATCACCAGATATTGTAAGGTCTCCACCTACAATTGCATTACCTGTTGTAGTTAAATTTCTAAAACCTGTAATATCTTTATTTGAATCTGCTATAACTGCTAATGAAGCTGAAACAGTTCCTGCTGTAATACCATCTACTAAATTTAATTCTGCCGCTGTTGATGTAACTGCTACACCAGCATACGCAAATTTACCTGCCGATGAAACATTAAAGGTTGCGTTGTCTTCGATTCTTGCAACTTCTGTTCCATCTCTTTGTTGAAAAATAATATCTTTAGCATCGACAATAGGTTTAATAATTACATCACTTGATGAATTAGTAATTTTTAAAACTTCTGTACCACCTGCTTTAAAACTCCAATCATTTCCTGCAGCGTCTAAAACTATATCTGCAACAGAATCTAAAGTTATGTTTCCAGAACTAGTTGATTGAATTGTAACACCTGTGTGTCCGTCAACTGTAGCTGTACTTGCTTGTGAATCAATTAATACTGCACCAGCGGATGTTGCAAAAGATGATGCTGCATCTCCAATTGTAATAGTATCTGCTGGAACAACTGTTGAAACAATTTCGTTTATATTTGTACCGTCAGAAAAGAAAAATTTTGTTCCTTTATCTGTTGTAGAGAAAGTTATACCTGACCCTGAAGCTGTTTTAAATTGTACTGTGTGTCCTCCAGATGTACCATTAACAACTATATATAATTTTTCTACAGAATCTGGAACTGTTACAATTTGATTACCTGATATTGTTCCAGTTAATTTTATAACTGCTTGTCTAGCAATCGATGTAGATTCAGTATTATTACCGTCAGTAATTGTTAAAGCTGTAGTTGCTGCACCACCTGCAATAGATTTTTCTACGTAACCAGCAATTGCTGATTGAACCATGCTTAAATTAGTATTAGTCTTTGTTCCCCATGTACCAGCGTTTTCGCCAGTTGCCATTAGTTCTATACCGAGTGTTGTAAATGTTGATGCCATAGTTTGTTATAACCTTTTATTATTAAAATTCCAATGTTTATGGGGATGCAGAGTCAATTTTAGTTCTAATTGTACCATCTGTGTAGTCGTCTCGTCTTCTTCTGCCCGTTTGTTCAAGAGCAAATTTTTGAGCTTCTTCTTTGTATTTTTGCTCGTATAATTGTAACATATCTGCCGGTCCTTTTAAATAGCTATAAGTCTCTGCTAAACAACAATATAACAAACCATTTGGAAAATTTAAACTAATAAAATTAGTTGTATTGCTAGATTCTAAAGTAGCTGGCATAGCGTTGTAATGAAATTTAAATACGTATGTAGCATTCGGTATTGGAGATAATAATATTGCTCCTGAAGTTGTATTTGTATTACCTGTTGCTCCACCTTTCATAGCATAGTATTTAGGTCTTCCTGTAGCACGTGCACCATTGAATTCATCTAAGAACGTTACATCTCTTTTTTCTAAAAATATTGGGTTATTAAAAGCTGCTGTAGAATCAGCAACTTGCACTGCTCTTATAAACAAAGCCCCGGCTGGTACATTTGCATGTTCTTGGTTAGCCACTAAATTATCTTGAGCTATTTTTCTATCTGCATCAATAGGAATATCTCTCATAATTCTGTACTGAGCATTTAATATGATGTTTTCTAAAATAGCTGTTGTTAACACATTAGAATCCACTTCTGTGTAATTTCTAATTTGTGTAACTAAATCTGAATAACTTATTCCTGCCATATTATCCTCTTTGGTTTACAGGTCCTGCGAAAACAAAATCGCCTCCACCTGTTCCGCCCGTTGTTGCCGATGAAGCTAAACTAAAAGTAAAAGAAAAACTATAAGATATAGATATTCCATTATTTGTAACTGAGCTTGTTGTTCTTGTTATTATATACGATCCAAAAACTTTTGCACCTGAATTATGTATTCTTGCTGTTGTAACAGAAGGTGCCGAACCTTCTATTTGAGCAGCTGTACCTCTAGTACAACCAGTTAAATTATTACCAGTTTTACCCGTATATTGTATTGTTTCATCTGCAATAGTTCCTTGTAATAAAATATTTGATGTATCACTAGAAGTTAAAACTTTTTCAATAACAATAAATCCACTAGTTGGAAAGTTAGTAGCATCTGATAAAGTTATAGTAGTATCTGTAGCACTTAAAGTTTCATTTAATGTAGTTTCTAATTCAAAAATACTTGGAACAACACTACCTGAGGAAGATTTTACTTTTGTAAATCTAATAGCATCACTTGTTTGAAAAGGGTTGGTGTCAATACCTTTACTATCTTTTGAAGTACTTACTAAAACTGAAGTTAAAGATGAAGAGGTTAAAAAAGGATTGTCTATTAAAACAGTTGGAGTTGCAAATTCTTTTCTATCTGGTCTAACTTGACCCGGTAAAGCTATTCCATCAGCTGCATCTCGTTTAGGTTGTAGCTGTGGTTGTTTTTTTTCAAACTCAGAAAAATGCACAAAAGATCCGTTCCATTCTGTAAGCATTTCTCTGTATGGAAACTCCATACCAGATCTATCTGATATTGCTTTTGCGTGTTTTCCTGATGCTGTTTTTGCCATTATGCTCCTGGGTAATAAACTTTTGGTGTTATGTGAGTACTTGATGCAGAACCATCTTCTGCTAGAGCTCTAGCCAATTCGTCTTCATAATATAATTTCATTTGTTGTACTAATTGTGGATTAAATTTTTGTGCTAAATAAAAAGCTAGACCAGAAACCATACAAGGTACAAATCTAAAAGGTACGTCTGTTGCATCTGTATATGTTGAATCTACATCTTGTATTCTTTTTAAATAAAAGAAGTGAATAAATTTTGCTGCATTACTAGAATCTGGTGTTGGGTAAACATGCACTCTTACTTTATCTATAAATCTTTCAACAAAAACAGCTGAGGGTGTGCTCTTAGCTCTTTTATTTGAATAACCACCATACGTTGATCTATCTACTTTAGTTAAACTTGAGTCTGCTTGAGATACTGTATTAATTCCAGCTCTTAATTTTGCTTCTAGTATATCGCTCATACCATTAACAGTTTCTGATACACTGGCATTAGTTACTGTTGTTGCACTTGTGCCATCAGCAGCAGATCTAAAGAAATCATAATCCGATTGACCTTCAACCAGATCCATATTTGTTTCACCTATTTCCCAAAAGTGAATACCTCTATTTCCCCATTCTTGAAAAAGAATATTTAAAGATCTTCTTGCTGATTTTAATTGATGTCCAGAAGTTACTTGCGAACCAATACGTTCATATGCTTCTTCTACTATCTCATCAACAGAAAAAGTTTTGTCAAATGTGTGTGTTCCAGAAGTAGTGTTAGCCATCTAGCCCCCCTAATATAACTTTTTAAATTCAGCTACAATTGTGTACATGTTTCCAGAATCGGCTGCTCCTGGAACTACAAGGTTGACATCACTTTGGTTAGAGTTAGCTGATTTATCAGTTTTTAATCCACCAAATTCTCTAAAGTCCCAATAGCCTGCTCCTGTTATACCAATTATAGGTATATCACCATTATTATCTTCTTCATCCATACGAACAAATGAATCTCCACCGTCCGCTTGAGTTGCTGAAAACCATAATCTTTGTAATACTAAATGTAAACAAGAAGCACCATCTACGTTTGTGTCCAGTGCTGATACATCTCCAAATACAGTTGTTCCACCTGTTCCGTCTGATTGATTTACATATTTGATAACCACTCTAATATCATTTTGTTGCATGATAGATGGTCCTGTTACTACGTCTGCCATTTTATTTACCCTCCTTAATCAAGTAAAATTTAAGTGGAGCCGAAACCCCACTCAAGTTAATTATTATTACGCTGCGAATACAAAAGTTCCAGTTGTTCCAGCA